GTCGACGTGATCGACACCAAGCAGGTTGACGTCTCGCTGATGGTCGACCTGACCGAAACGGTGACGGCCGCCGCCGCGCCGGCCGGCACCTGGATCAACCCGGACAACGACCCCGACGCGCTCGCCGCCGCCCTCTTCCCCGGTCGGTCATGACCGACCGGGGATTCCTCGCTCTCGACGTTTGGATGGCCCAGGCGCTCGCCGCCTTGGCCCCGGCGGAGCGCCGCTCGCTGTTTCGTCGCATCGGCCGTGAGCTGGTGAAGCGCAACCGGGCGCACATGGCCCGCCAGGTAGGGCCGGATGGCGCCGCCTGGGCGCCGCGCAACCGCGACCGTCATGGCCGGGTCAAGAAAGCCGGCAAGATGATGGTCGGGTTGCGGGCGGCCCGGCGGCTACGGGCAACGGCGACACCAGAGGGCAGCGAGATCGGCTGGACGGGACGGGATGCCCGCATCGCCGCCGTCCACCAGTTCGGCGCCCTGGATTACGTGGATCGCCAGAAAAGCGAGATCCAGGCCCGCTATCCGATGCGGCCGCTGATCGGCCTGACGCCCGAAGACATCGCCCTGGTCCGCCAAACCGTGATGGCCCATCTCGCAGAAAAACTTCCGTCCTGACGGTGAATGCGCCGTCTTTCACCACCGGCGGGGGCGCGACGGCTGCGGCGACGGCTTCATGGTGACGACCATGAACCAGCATCAGCATTCCGACATCCAGCGGCGCCTGAACAACCTTGCCGCCTACGGCACCATCGCCGCCGTCGATCACGGTCGCGGAATGGTGCGCGTCGACGTGGCCGGTCGGTTGACCGACTGGCTTCCGGTCCCCGGCCTCGTCGGCAACAACTTTCGCGGATCGGCGCCAATGCGCGTTGGCACGCAAGTCCTGGTGACGTCCCCATCCGGCAATCTCGCCAACGGGGTTTTGTCGGGAGTCCTTTATTCGGGTGGGCTACCACCGCCCGACACGAGCGGCAATGTCGACGTCATCCTCTGGAATGACGGCGCACGCGTCGAATATGACAGCGCCGCCAAATCGTTTCTGCTGGATGTGCCTGTCCCTGGCAAGGTCCAGACACGGGTCGGCGCAGCAACCTGTGAAATCACAAACGAGACGATAAGAATCCAGGTTGGTGGATCGTCCCTCACCATTACCGCTGAAGGAATTTTTCTTGTCGGCCCGACGGTCGGCATGACGGTTGGCGAGGGTTCCGGCAGCGCCAGTCTCGTTGGCAATTTTACGATGAAGGGACAGCTCGGTGTGACCGGAGATGTCACCAGCACCGGCCAAATCATGGATGCTGGTGGCAACTCCAACCACCACAGTCATTGACGCGGGGCACCGATGGCCAGCATCGACGTCTCGACCGGCGCGCTTTTAGACGACTTGGCGGAAATCCGCCAGTCGATCACCACCATCCTGCTGACGCCGATTGGCACGCGGGTAAAGCGGCGCAATTTCGGCTCTTTGATCTTTGACCTGGTTGACAGCCCAGCGACGCCGAAAGGCGCGCTGCGCCTGATTGCGGCAAGCGCTGACGCGATCGAGCGTTGGGAACCGCGCGTGCGCTTTGTCTCGGCAAAATTGACGCCAAACGCTGACGGAAGAGCGGTGCTCTCGACCGTCTGTCAGTTGCGCGCCGATGGCCGACCGCTTGAAATCCCTGTTGTTTTCGGGGGTGGCGCATGATCGACCTTGGTGGCCTGCCCGCTCCAAACGTCCTTGAAACTCTCTCTTTTGAAGAGATCCTGCGCGAATACAAAGCGCTCGCCAGAGAGCGCTTGGTCTCGATTCTGCCCAATTGGAATCCTGACCTCGAATCTGACCCGATCGTCATGGTGCTCGAGGCCTGCGCCTACCGCGAGCTGGTGACGCGGGCGCGGGTCAACGACGCGGCGCGCAGCAACCTGTTGGCCTTTGCCATCGGCGGCGATCTCGATCACCTGGTGGCGTTTTATGGCGTTGAACGGCTCGCCGATGAGACCGACCAGGCCCTGCGCACCCGCACCCAGGCCCGCATCGTCGGTTGGGCAAACGCCGGCGGCGCGGCCCATTACCGCTATTGGGCGATGACGGCGTCGCCCCAGGTGCGCGACGCAACAGTCAGCAGCCCACAGCCGGGGCATGTGCAAATCGCCGTCTGGGCGCGCGCCGACGAAGCGGCGACGCTCGAGGCGGTGCGCGGTCAGATCAGCCGCGACGACATCCGCGTGCTGACCGACACCGTCAGCGTGACGGCGGCGACGCCAATCGCCGTCCCCATCGTCGCCCAGGTCTGGCTCTACCCGGAAACGCCCCAGGAAGTGCTCGACCGCCTGCCCGGCGACATCAGCGCCGCCATCGATGGCGCGCGCGGGCTGGGCTGGAGCCTGACCCGCAGTTGGATCATAGGACGCCTGCAAGTCACAGGCGTTCAGCGCGTCGAGCTGATCGCGCCAGCCCACGACATCACGGTCGCCCCGAATTCCTACGTCACGTTGATGACGGCCACAATCGCATTGGCCGGGAGGGCGCGTTGACCCTTCTGCCGCCCAACGCCAGCCAACTGTTTACAACGGTCGAGGCGGTGACAGCCCTGGACGAGCGGCTGCCCACCGAGCAGGCGATTGCCGGCGCCAAGATCGACGCCGTCACCCCGCTGGCTCCTTGGCTTTTTTGGGAATACGCGGTGGGCGACGTCCTGCCGCTTCTGCCCATCATCACCTCGCCAGAGGAACGGAAATCCGTCATCCAACAGGCGCTCCAGATCCACCGCCTCAAGGGCACGCCGGCGGCGATCCGACTGGCGTTGGCCAGCATGGGGCATGAGGATGTGGTCATCGAAGAGGGATTGCCCGCCGTCCGCCACAACGGCGCCGAACGACGCGGCGACCGGCTGCGGTACGACGGCGCCGCTCGTTGGGCGCAATTCCGCGTCGCTCTGTCCCTGGGCGACGACGCTGGAATAAACGCGGCATCCGCCGAGCGCGTCTTGGCCACCATCGACACCGTCAAGGCGGCGCGCAGCAAGCTGTATGCGCTCGCGCTGCGCGTCACGCCAACCGCCAGTCGTCACGACGATCCGGCGGCGACGGTTGGGGTCCGGCTGGGGTTGGCCGTGCCTGCTCGCCGCGTCGGCATCCGCGACGGAACGCATCGGCGCGGCGGCGCGACGCGACTGCCGCGCGACGGCTCCACCACCTATGACGCCTCCCGCGACCGGCGCGGGTTGACAGCGACGTCGCCGCAATTTGGCGAAAACGCTTTACGGCTGCGCGCGCGCCTGGCCCTGCGCCTGGCCCTGCAGCGCCAGCCGCATCTGCCCCGTGATGGCGCCTGCCGCTATGACGCCCGGCTCAGCCGTCGTCACGCTGGTCCCCTGTCGGTGCTCCAGTTCCGCATCCAGCGTCACGGCCCGACGCCGGTGGAGGTCGGATTTCTGGTCGCTGACCCGCTCGCCGACGTGGACCAACTGGCGGCGCTGGTCGTGGTCGGCCCGGACGGCTCCACCGCGTCGGCGGCGATCACCGTAACGGTCGATGCGCACAGCGCGACCGTGGCCTGGCATCTGTCGGCCGACGTCGCGGCCGACATCACCAACGTCACCGCGCTCGAGCTGCGTCGCGCCGATGGAAACATCGTCACCAGCCTGACTTACGCGCAGCCATGGGAACGAGTCGGCGATCTGACCGGCACCTGGACACTGCGGCAACAAACCATACGAGAGGTGTCGATGAGCACGACCTATCTGCCCGCCTATTACGACGGCATGCGCCGCCTCCTGGCCACCGGCGATCCCGCTCTGCGGTTGGCCCATGTGGCGGTCGGCTCCTCGTCGGCGGCGGACGCCGTGGAAATCACCGACGCCTACCGTGTGCCGGTCAGCGCGATCCTGTTCGATCCAGTCGAGCCGCGACGCATGACGTTGCGCTGGACGCTGCCGCGCGATGCCGCCGTTGGCATGGTGATCCGCGAGATCGGCCTGGAGCGCGCCGATGGCGTGCTGGTCGCCCGCATGGTTCGGAGCAGCGGCATCGAGAAAACCGCCGACATGGAGATCGGCGATTTTTGGCAACTGGACGTTTAGGAGGACGTGATGCCCGGACCCACGCTGAGCGAAACCACGGAACAGTCCTGGCCGGAGGTCTATGTGCTTCAGATCGACGATCCGGTGTCCGGCGGGCCGGATGGGGTCGACAACCTGCCGCATCAGCAGCTTTCCGACCGAACGGAAATTCTGCGCTCAGGACAAGAGGTGCTCGCAGCAACGGTGGACGATCACGCCAGTCGCCTGGCCGCCATCGAGGGCGACAGCGCGGCGGTCGCCGGGCGCGCGCAGCGAATTGCGTGGGCTTTGGGGGATGGCACCCTGGATTTCGAGTTGTTCGTGGGCGACGCGTACCGCTGGCGCGACACCGACCCGATCCAAGCGGTGGCGACCGTCGCTGGAGACGACAGCGTGGACGTTGCGGCGACCGCGACCCTGCGTGTTGGCGCCCCCTATGTGCTCTGGCTGGGCGCGAATCATGTGATGGTCACGATTGCGCAGATCCTGTCGACCACCCGCATCCGCGTCACCGAGCCGCTGCCGATCACCATAACCGGCGGCCAACTGGCCCGCACGGATTGGACCATCGGCGACGGCTATGCCGACGCTCCCATCGACGGTGTGCTGTTCAGCCGGGCCTTGTCGGCCGTCCGCTATTACGCCGATGGTCGGGTGACGGTGCGGCGCGATACCAGCGACGCAGTAATCAGCGTGGCATGGCGCGCTGCCGGCGGCGCTGCCTGGACGGCGGCCGAACGGGTGGAGACCATGGAACTGATCGCCGGCACCCGCGACGAGACGTGGGCGGTTGGAGGCGGTCCGATGGAAATCCGGGCGACGGTCACGGCGGGTCCGTCCGGCCTCGGCGCTCGCGTCCATCATATGGTCTGCTACACCGCACCAAAGGCTGGCGTCGCCGATTTCGTCCAACGCCCCACCGCGCTATCGCCGACTGACGGAGAGGTCAACGCCAGCGAGACGCCGACCCTGAGTGCATCCGTCTACCGATCGCTGTATGGGCTTCCCCAGGCAACCGCACGCTGGCAGGTCAGCCGTGATCGGGCCTTCGGCACGCTGCTGCACGACCATGTCACCGGAGCTGTCGCCAATTATCAGCTCCCTGCCGGCGTCTTGACGACGGACGCCGCCTATTTCTGGCGACTTTGTAACACCGACAGCGACGGCAATGTGTCGCCCTGGTCAGAACCTGGAGCTTTCACCACAGGATCGACCTTTGAATATGTCGTGAAACCGGCGGCGGTCGCGCCAGCGGCGGGCGCGACCGGGGTGTCGCGCACGCCGACTTTGCAATCGTCGGGCTTTGTGGCGGTTGGTGGAGCCGACACCCACGCGGCGAGCCGCTGGCGGGTCGGCACCGGCGCGGCGATGACGACGCTGGTGCATGACAGCAGCGTCGTCGCCGCTCACCTGACCAGCTACGCCGTTCCGGCGTCGGCTGGATTGGCGCTGTTGACCCCCTATTGGTGGCAGGTCCAGCACTTCGGCACGCGCATCGGCGCGGGCGAGTGGTCCACTCCGACCGCCTTCACCGTGCAAGCGCGCCCCGCGATTCCGACCAATCTGGCTCCGGCGGCTGGAGCGGTCGGCGTCACCTTGACGCCGACGCTGCAATCGTCGGGCTTTGCGATGCTGGCGGGCGGCGCGGACGCGCATCTGGCGTCGCGGTGGCAAATCGCCGCCGACGCGTCCTTTGCTGTCCTTGTGCATGACAGCCAGGAAACCGCGAACCTGACCAGCTACAGCGTGCCGTCAGCCCTGTCGGCCTTGACGTTGGTCCGCTGGCGCTGTCAGCACAAAGGCGTTGTTTCGGGCTGGTCCGATTGGTCGGTTCCGACAGCCTTCACCACCCGCCAACCCGTCGGCGAACAAGAGTGGACGACGCCGGGCGTCTACCAATTTGTTCCAGAACCGGGTTGTACGGCGATCTGCGCTGTGGCTGTTGGTGGCGGCCACCCGAACGGCGGCGGCGGCGGATTGCGCTGGGCCAACGAAATCCCGGTGACGCCGGGCGTCCCCGTGACCATCACCGTCGGCGGGCCGGGCGAATCCTCCAGCGTTGGATCCTGGTTGAC